TAATATATATATAAATATATATATAAATAATATATATACGCGTGCACGTACAGGCACAGGCACAAGGGGCATCATAAAGAAGAAAATAAAGGGAAAATAATGAATGTCCATTTCAAGGGAATAAAATGTTACCCATTATCTTAATAATATTATATCATAAACACCATTAAATGTAAACTGTAACATTTGGCATTTTTGGACATAAAATATAAAAATTTTGTAACTGTTACAGTATAGTTTACAGTCATATTCCCTTTCTAGTAAACTTTATAATACAAGTAATATATTTATATATGCTGACCAATAAAAATTTAATATGGATTGACTGAGGGTATCTGAGCTATATAAGTACAATAAAAAATACACACCCTATAGCATATCAATTAAGATAAATTACAAAGTGTGTATAAATGGGATATTAATTACATCTTTTATTAACTTTACTTTTTATGCATTCAGTTATTAAATCTTGTGAATTATAGGCATATATGCAAATACATTTTTGAGTGTCATTATAGTAACATTGTTTGTTAAAACAAATGTTCTTCATAATAATTTCTGTATTTCCAATGGCTAATGTAGTTAAAGATTGAGTTGTTGGTATTTTCATGTTATTTAATCCTTTGTGTAATATCCTAAAACAGCCATAAAAGCTACAAATAATGCCATTGTTAACACTACTGCTAAATTGTCTCCTATTTCATACATTCTTCTTCACGTCCTCTCAAATATCCATCGGGTCACAATTCTCACAGTCAGGTTCAATATCTCCATGCTGCCATTGACAAAGTGTACAACAGAATTGAGCTTCCCAACTATCACAAACATCTTTATTTATACAAGTATTACAAGGATGTTGTTCTTCTTCTAACATATCATGCATTTACATCAATCATCCTATTTTTGAATTCTGGTAAATAAATGCCTTTTGTGATAGTTAAAGCAAGTACATTATCAAGATTTTTAAATTTGCTTTCTTTCTTATTGGCTTTTAACAATGTGATTACAGAAGCATAGACTTTAAAATTATTTGAAATAATATATTGAGCAATACTATCAAGTACGCAGATTTTTTCATCATAATGTCTAATGCACCAATCAATTTTGCTTTTATAATCCTCGACCTTAGATTTATGGCTAGATTTAATTTTATCCCTTTCTAATATATCTTTACATACCTGGGAAATATAATTTAACCTGACTAATTCTGGTGTCCCTACCATCATTATTTATCCTCCTCTATATTGATATTATTGATAGTTTCTTCTCCATATACTTGAATTTTAGCTAATATTTCTTTTGCTTTATCTTTTGAAATGCCAATTGTAATATCTTTGAGAATGCCACAAATGATTGATAAACAAAGGTCAGTATTAGCTTTATAGAAGCAACCTTTCAATCCTTCTTTCGTCTCAAAGAAACAATAACTCCTTTCCACTTTATTTTTTAAAAACATTTGGACATTAGCACTAAATCTACCCCAGGCTTTTTGCTCTTCAGTCAACGGCTTAGTCATCTAATTTCACTCCTTTGCTTTGCTTTTAAAATTGAATATTTCTTATTTATATTGAAATTCTTAAATCGTTCTACATTAAGATTTTGAGCTAATGCTAATAATAATGATGTGCTTATTGTCATGATATCTTTATTATTTTTGAGATTTCCTTTGCATTCTTTAATGATATCTTCTACAGCTTCTTTATTTACGATATTCATACAATGCCTCCTGATTATATTTTTCATTTAAATAATCTTGTGCTAAATCATCTAAATCATTTTGTACTCTTGCTTTTATTATGTCATATTTCTTTGCATCTGGATAGCATATATTAATATATTCACATTCTATAATATTACCATCTTCGTCAAGTTCAACTTCCTGCAGTAAAAGGCAGTCAACCTCGGCGAATTTTAAGCCACAATTGCTAAAATGATGAATACAAAGCAGCTTGTTTTCTTTTTCTAAAAAGTCATATGCTTCGCTTTCGGAATCGCTTTCAAATTCTACAACGGGGTCATGGTTATCCAATAATTCTACTTCTTCTAAACATTGTAATTCTTTTTCTCTAACTTCCGCAGTCCATTTTAACACCTGATATTTTTTCATATCTTCACTTCCTTACGCTAAATTATTTGAACGCCTGCTTTGTAATAATTTTTGTAAAGCTATTTCGGCGTCATGCTTTGTATTAAATGTTTGTGAAATTGCCATTATAAAATTTTTGGTAACTAATCCCTTTAACTCTTTTGGGACTGGAGTTTCTTTCATAACACTATAATGCGTTTTTCCGTCTACAGCATAACAAGCGTCTGTTTTCATAATGCTATATTTTTTCATTTCTTCCATCATTTCTTTTTTACTTACTACTTTTTGTGTTTTCATACTAACAACTTCTTTTATATATTGTGGGGCTTTCGCCCCATTATTTATTTTTAATAATTTAGAACTTGAATTGTATTACTTTTCAATTATTCTCCTTCCAATCCCATGGTAAATAATTTGTATGTTCCATGATATAATCAAAAACTTTAGATTTTTTTACCTTCAATGGGTTTACTGCGTATCCGTTATGCCTCAAATCGTGGATAAATTCAGACTTATTCGGATATTCTTGTTCTCGAATCACTATCCTTCTTTTGCTTTCTTTATCCTTTACAATCGCACTATACAACATTTTTCATTGTTCCTTTTAATTTAATATTTTTAGGTAGGTGTTTTATCCTTTCCTTTGATTATATTATATCACGTAATTTTGAGTTTGTAAACAGTTATTTTCAAAGAATTTCAAAAAATTTGCTATTTTTTCATTCTATCAATTAAATCAATATGATTTGTGCTGATTAGCTTGACATCAATAACAAAAGCAATATTAATATCCTTATTATAGTATGCATCTTTTGCATCCAATATATATTGCTCAGCATCATTAATAGAATTGAATACCATAGTATCTAATGTAATGTTATTTGTAGTGTCAACAGCAGTGACAAGTATTAATTTCTTATTATATTTGATAGGATTGCGTGGAAATTTAAGCATGATTATAGTCCTCCTTATATGTATATCTGATGCCCATAGATTCCCTCTAGTGAATTTAATTATAAAGTACATATAAATCTATGGATAAGGGTAAAAAAGAATCCAGACATTAAATCTGGATTAAATAAAATAAATATGAAATTAGGATATATAATATTAATGTGGAGCTGGTAAATTAAGTAAGGGTGTTTACTTCTACTTTGCGAGTAACTATAGGCATATTAGATGATAGTTCTTTATCAGCTTCAGAGATAGAGTCAAAATAACCAAAATGGTAAATGGTAGTATTTATTATAGTGGAACTTAAATTGTCATCTAGATTATCATCAATATATTGAAAGCTAGCATTAACAATTTTTTTCTGAAGCTGAACACCCCAACAAGTAATTTTATATGTGCCTTTTAAATAGGTTTCATTGTTAAGTATAACAAAAGCAAATAATTTATTGTGCGTATAACTATCTTGAAGTACATATTTGAATATTTCTTTAAATGATTTAGTAATTTTGTATATATGTCTTATTTGTATAACTTCTGACAAGTTTGAGTCGTAAAATACATGTTTGCCATTTATATTAGTATATATTGTCATAATTAATACCTACTTTGTCCTTTATCTTAGCAATTTAACACTAGATACTTTATCAATATCAATATTATAGGGAGCATTAGAGATAATGGCTTTGATTAAGTCCAAAATAGTAATGGAAATAAGTAATTTGCCATCATTAATTAATTGCAGCAAGTTATTATTTACATCTTTTTGAGGTATCATAACTACTGTATATTTTTGGATTTTATTATCATCATCTTCATGCTTTTTCTTGTAGTATATTTGAATTCTTAGGAAGTTGTCCCTAATATTCTTTAATTGGTCTATAGCATCATATTTTTGTGTTGGGTAAATGTCCATTTAAGTATTTTTTCCTTTCCATGATATATTTACAGGACTCAGGAAAAACTTCTTCAAAGAATTTAGCTAATACAACTCTATGGCAGAATTCAAAAGGTTTACAAAAACAAACAAAAGTGATTTTGTTATTCTTTAAAACATCAATGAATACAGTAGGAAGTTCATTATGCAATGCGAATAAATAATCCCTATAAGCTGCACTAAATTCTTCTTCATTAAGTTTCCTATACCTTCTATCATTAATGAGGTTCCAGGGAGGAGCTAGAGGATTATTGAAGCTCTTAGTAACGTCCATTCTGTCAGGACCATTATATCTAATATTAGCTGTGTATATTTTTAGCATTTTGTAATCCCTCAAGCACTTTAGTTATACAATCTTGCTTTAATGTTGCAATTGGACTTATTGGATTTATTTGGTCCGTTTCCACTGCTATATCATACTTTTGCATTTCCTTGATTAGACGACTTAAATACCAACGTGCTTTGCTTAAATCTTCTATTCCATTTTTCTGCTTCCAACGCCACATATATTTGATAACATTAGCAGTACATACAGCTTCAATTCCTGATAAATCAGAAACAGCAACTTCAATGGCATCAATGCATTCTATTTTGCCTTTATTATAGTGGGAAGGATTATTTACATTATCCATTATATTTACCTCCATAAATTAGGATATTTTCAACTTGGCCAGCTTTACTTCTATTGTAAATAACCAAGGTATTTTTACCAGGATTTAATTTAATATTGGGAGCAGAGATAATTCTATACCTTTGTGCACCTTCATTTTTGCTTAAGTATATGCAAGTTTCACCAGGCATATCATTTAGCTTTCTTAAATTATTATTTAATGTAATGAAGCAATCGGAAGGAGTCAAATCTAAGCCAACAAGCATTTTAGCATTATATTGTTCTTTTAACTCAGAGCTATTGTCAGTGTAGTAAACGGTATAAAAGCCTAATGGGTATACTTCTTTTGATACTTCTGTAGTGCTGCAACCAGTGAATAGTAAAGTTGTGATTAATAATGTGATTATAGTAAGTTTAGTATTTAAGTAGTTTAGCATATGAATTTCTCCTTATATTGTATATATTGTATTTGATTAAATATTTATAGTATTGCCATAAATGTCAGGATTTCTAATGATGCTTACTGTATGGGATTGTTTACCAAAAGCTTCTGCAGCTTCATGCGTATCAAAATAAATATCAATTATTCTGCCATCATACTTTTCAACAATCCAATCAGCAGGCCTATCCTCCACTTCATATATATTTCCATCAATTATAAGTAATGTACCATAAGGAAGGTGTTTAGGAGCAGCAACAGAATAATTTGATACTAACTTTTTACCAGAGCTTCCAATGGCATAGTTAGTATTGCTATATTCACCACAGCATTTAACACAAGGACAATATGCAGTAATAGTATGGGGACCTACATTAATTATGTTTTGCTTCTTTAATTGTTCTGCATGCTTTTCATGTGCTGCCATAGCTTGTTCCTCCCAGTATGTATCACTATTAGTATCATATTTGGGAATTTCAGAGAGGATAGTCCCATATTGTCCCTCTAAGTCATTTAATGTCACTTTACTAGGATTACTATTGATGGCATTATTTTCTTCCACTAGACCTAATTCTTGTTTATCTGGTATTAACCATATAACAATAAATATAATGAATATAGCTACTGCAACAAGGAAGCAAATAGAGTGTTCAAGGTGTCTGATATGCTTTTTCCTCTGCTCTAATCTTAATTGGATAGAAGGGATAGAAGCAAGGTCATTTAGTTCTTGTTCAATATTCCTTTCATTAACAGGTGGGGGAGTGAGTTTTTTGCGATTGCGGTTTCTTTTTCTTGTCATTCTAGACATAATAACCTCCTTAAATTTTAGCAGTATTAGCTTGAATACTTTTATTATGATTTACTACTTCTTCTTGATACTTTTTCATGATTTTGTAATATGCTTTAAGAAAATACTTGGCTTTTTCTGCATTATTATATCTGAGGAATTGACCATCTTTAGTCTGTACTAAGAAAGGTAATTTTTCATCTTGCACCTTCATAATTAAGCCAGCAGTAGTAGTTTGAATGCCAGATAAATTTTCCTCTTTATCTAACATAACCAAAGCAGCTTTGAGAACTTTGCCAGTATGTGTTATGCATCTCCTTTCAAGTTGTGCAAATTTTTCTGATGATACTTTTTTAAACATTAATGCCATACAACCACTCCTTCATTGATTTATTTTATTATAACATAAAAAATTAAATTTGTAAACAACTTTATACATTACTTAAAGACTTAAAGTTTTTTCTAATACTATCGATAGCAATGCCAACTTGTGCTTGCATATTAGCAACATTAAAGCCTGTAGTAGCTTGCTTAAGTGCATTTTTCAACACATCATTAGGATTTTTAGAGGATTTGGCAGTAATCAAGTTAACTATCGTATTAGTATCAATTGCTTTATCGTTAACTGCCTCTACCAATTGCTTACATTTTTTATTTTCTACTTCGCTTAAAATTGTATTGTATACTATATCAGCTTTATTATTTGCTGCAGTTATAGCATTATATTGAGAATTGACTGCATTTTTAAATTGTGCAAAATCATTATTAGATATCAATTCATCTAATTCAGTAGTCTTATAAATGAATTTTGATATGCTATCGGCAATTTGATTTTTTTGATATCTATTTGTCATGTAATAACGATAATCATCACTAAAAAACAAAACAAATGGCTTTAAAGTTTCGTCAAAATATACATTTTTTTCCTTTGCTAAATATAATACCATAGATTTTAACAATATATTTAATTTTGCACTACTAATATAATGCGTTAACATAACCATTATGATATATGCAATATCAATATTATATGCATTGTGCTTTATATTATATATATCATCTTCATCTTTTGCTTTTGCTTTTGCTTTATTTATTATAGCTTGTATATTGCTTGTTGCATTACCTAATAATGACCCACTTCCGCATATGGTACTTTTAAGCTCCCTTTCTCTACAATTTAAATGAATTAATAAGAACATAAATAATTCTTGGCATAACTTTACATCTTCATTAAATTGCAATAGCATATATTTAATATAATAATCCATTGCTTGAACACTTGAAAACAATGGGAATTGTATTTGAATAAATTTTTGCTTATTTGGTAATTTTATTCTATTTCTAAATTTATCATAGATATCATTGCAATTTACATTATCAGTAGCCTTAGCAATCATACATTTAAAGGAGGAATTTAATAAATTATTATCTTTGAATTTTAGCAATTTAAACACTGCTTTATTAAATTCCTCAAGTTCATTTGCATCAACATTATCTAAGAATTGTTTAACTTGTTCATATTGTATGTCATAAGTCTTTTTGATATATGAATTTAAATAAATGCAATATTTACCATTATCGGCATGCTTAAACACTTGAATACCATTTTCAAAAGTCACATTAATCTCTTTATTATGAGGACAACATATTTTCATATTTAACCAGCCTCCTTTTAAGTATTTCATTCGTAATTTCTTTGTCAATTTCGTCTATTTTAATGTTCTTATAATCATTTTTGTGATAATTGCCAATTGCGTATTTAATGACTTCCATGCCTTGCTTTCTCAATTCATTTAATGTAGCTTCGGCTTGAGTATTGTCATAAATTTCACCATCAGATATGATAAACATTAATTTTAATTTACCTTTAAACTTAACATTCTTTAATTCATTTAAAGCTGGCATTAATTGTGTACCTCCTACAGCAATAGGACCAACAGTAGCCATTTCAATTTGTTCTTCAAACCTTTTATTTACCTTAGCTTTATCTGCAAAATCTATTTGCATTGTCCTAATACCAGGAATATTGTTTACTGCCGCCAAAAACATACAAGTTACTTTTGCATATTGTGTCATAAAAGGTGCAGTACTGCCAGATACATCCCTTAATATTACAACATCAACATCTACTTTTTTCAATTTATAATATTGGTATACTTTTGCATCCTCTTTGGTAATGCTTGCTAAATATGCTTCTTGCTGTTTCATCAAATTTACATCACCATCAAAAAAATTAACTAATTTCATCTTAGTAAACACTTTTCTAAACAATTGTTCCATTTTAAAAATCTGCTTAGCATTTTCTCTAATTACTTTATAAAAAAAACCCGTCATATTATTTTGCGGAATATCACTATCACCACAACTTGCTTTCATTCCATTATTGTATGCTTTTACTTTTTCTTTTAGATTGTTCAAAGCTTCTTTACCAGCTATTTGTTTCTTCAAAAAAGCTGCAGTGCTTTTATCAATTATATCAGACTGCAATGCACCAGACATATATGAAGCTTTTGAGTCATTATTTAACATACAAAGCTTTTCGTTAAATGCATCCTCCTTAAAGAAGCCATTAGATACAAAGCTTAAATTGCAATTCAAATTATTTTTCATTTCATGTCTAGTGTTAATTTTATCTTGCAATTCTTTGTCTTGAATATTTAATAGCATATTAGCAATTGCTATACAAGCATCTACAACATCATTTACATTTCCACGTTTAGCAACCAAAATATATCCCATTGCACTATTAACAAAGTTTTGATAAATCTCCTGCTCAGTAATATCATTATTAACTTTTATAATTCCATTTTGAGCAAAATCATAAATATATTGTAATAGCTTTTCTAACAATTCTTCATTCCTACAAATTTTGCCATTAAATAACATTGTCCCATCTTCATCAAAGTTCTCCTGCATACTTTCAAAAGGCTTTTTTCGAATTACAGCATTGTATATTGTAATATACTTTGCTATTTCAGGATATTGCTCAGAAAAATTAAAAAATAACATTTGTGGATATATAGCTCTAAATATCTCATCTATTATACATTGCATTTGTGATTGTTTACCACAATTAAATATTCTGTCTAATTGCCCTTTGCTTACTATTTCATAATAACTAACAAAACTAATAGTTTCTGCAATAATAATTGCTTGCATGAATAAATTTAAATCAACTTTTAACCAAGATTTATCTAACATTGATTTAATTATCTTAGTATCATACACAACTAAAAATTCACATAAACAATTTAATTTATCATCACTTTTATGATTAACAACATAAATATCACAAGCTTTTTTTATTGGAAATTCTTCCAAAATTGCAGCTTTTCCAATTGTGCTACTATGTAATATGTTGTATAGCATTTTTTCTAAATGTGATGCACCCATTTCAAAAGCACGACGCGATTTATTTTTTTGATAATGATATAATGTTTTGCACGTTTCGACTAATTGTTCACTTGAATAACAATATATTTTTTTGTTCTGGAAAAGGATACTTAAATCTATCATTTTGCATCCCTCCTTATTTATACAATACTATTTTTCAATTTTTCCCTAGTTTGTTCAATATCATAAAACCCTAAATCAATGTCCAAATAATACATAAAGCTTTGTAAAATAATCTCCTTAAATCGTTCTAATCCAATATGACTTACTACTTTAGTAAATGTTGTAACTTCTTTGCCATTTAAAGCATTAATGTCTCTAATGTCACAATTAAATATCTTTTTTGCAATATTTTTTCGAATCGACTCAACCATTGTACCATTTGTGAAATAATCATTAACAATAACATTATTTGCTAATTCTTCATCATATTCTATATTAAGCATAACTGTTGCTATTGCTGCATTTCTTACTGATAAAGGAAATTGTTCACTCCTTATTTCACGCATCAAATTAACTATATATTTAACCATTACATCAGGTAAATCAAATTCCAAATTCATTTCATCGTCAACAATTTTTTTGGTAATCTCTACTTCATCTTCAAATTCAGGATAATCAAAGTTAAATGCTACTAACCTTTGAGCAAAACTTTGTGGCAATTTAATATTACCTGCATATTGACTTGTGTTAGAGCAAAAAACAATTCTAAAGTTTTCATGTGCATAAATAATTTTATCACCAATTGCTGTCACTGATGTTCTGTCCAAAATGCTATTAAACATTAATAATACTTCCTGCATACTATGAGTAGCTTCATCAACAATAATGATACCACCTTTTTCCATACAATCTGCAACAACACCATTTTTAACGACCAAACTACCATTTTCTAACCTTAATCCTAAAATTAAACTAGTCTTTGTTTGTTCCGGACTTAATTGTACATAGTAAGCTGGGACATTGTTTTCTTGTGCATATTTTTTTGCTAAATTCATAGCAATAATGCTTTTACCACTACCTGATGGACCTGAAATATAAATTGGCCACCTCGTATAATTAAGAATTCCCATACATTCATTAAACATTTTTTTACCATGAATACCAACAATCTTAGGAATATTTTTCAAATTTAATGTTGTGTTCATATTTGTCATTTTATCACCTCAATAAAATTTTAAAATCTCCTAGACCTCAGTCATAAACCTAGTCTAGGAGATAGTAACCAAATTGTGAAAGAACTTAAGAATTAAAATTAATGATTATTCAAAATCCTCGAAATCATCATCGTCATCTTCTTCTACTGCCTTTTTAGCAGGTTTTTTAGCTGCCTTTTTAGCAGGTTTTTTAGCAGGTTTTACTTCTTCTTCCTCATCATCTTCATCTTCAGCTTCTTCTTCAACTACTTTTTTAGCAGCTTTTTTAGGAGCTTTCTTTTTAGGAGCTTCCTCCTCTTCCTCTTCGTCGTCTTTATCTTCCTCAACGACTTTCTTAGCTGCTTTTTTAGAGGCTGTTTTTTTAGCAGGTTTTACTTCTTCCTCTTCTTCAGCTTCTTCTTCAACTTCGTCATCAACATCTGCCGCAAGTTGTGCTTCAATTTTTCGAGCAGTTACATAATCAGGAATTGCACCAATGATTTCTTCTGCGGTTGCTGTTGCAAACAATGGGAAACGTTTACCCAATTCAATGCGAGCATCCTTGTCTCCATCCATCAATGCTTGAAATGCCTCTGCTGCTGTCCAATTTTTTGCCATTTTTCATTACCTCTTTCATTTTTTAAATTTACTGGCTAAAATTATATTTGAGGGGTTGTGACCTCCATTGCCAGCATTACCGGAGGAATAAATCCTCCGTCACTCTGCTTTTGTTAATTTTTAGCTTCATAAACAGCTTGTTCAATTTCTTCATCAGTAATTCCGATGACTTTTGCTAATTCAATCATTCCATTTAACTTTGCTACTTCTGTTCCGTGTACATATTCAAAATCTTTATCATTGAAACATTTAACACACCATACTGCTTGCTTCCTTAATGCTTTCATAACTTCCATTTTGTCTACCATCATTTTAATTCGCTCCTTTTAACTTATTGTTTTTAGGTTTATTTGTTTCCTTGAGTATATATTAACATACTTTTATGAATTTGTAAACAGTTTTTTTAAAAATTTTTTAATTTTTTTCTTCTATTTTTTCGATTGCCACATTGATTGCCGTAGCAATATCTTTTAAACCTTTGATGTCAGTAGCAATAGCGTTTTTGATAAAGACACTAATATTTTTCTTTCCTTCTTTAAAGATTAATTGCTGTGCTATTGAAATCTCCCCATTGCTACTTTTGCTAATCACCAAATATTTATTCTCACCTAATTGCACTTTAGATAGCTCCAAGAATTTACTCATCTTCACTTTCACTCCTATTAACTTTATTTATTACTTCTTTTATAAGCTCATACACCATAGCTTTTTCGGTCTTCATCAAATCCATATCAATAGGGTTGTCCCTATCACAATTTTGTTTAATTGCCTTAAGCTTTTTGTGTGTTCGACCTATAATCTTCTTTATAGCATCATAGCCCTCAATTTTATTCATATTATACCTCAGTAATATACACTTTAATAATCTTGTCACAAGCATTTATTATAGATGCATAATTTACAATCTCAGCTTCTATTTGGACTATTGCTTCGCCTTCCCTGTCAATCCTGATATTCTTAAACCTAGCTTGAGGTGTCAATAAATACTTTGTGCCTTCAACAACAATCCCTACTTTTAAATTTAAACCAATGCAACGTACTACATTAATATAGCTTGTAATCTCCGAAAATGGGCATCTAAACTTTAAAGTAGTAATTCCATTTTTTGTAGTGTTAGCACCATCATATTGACATTGCAATTTAATTTTTGTAGCTTCTTCTACCATTTCGTTTTTCACTCCTTAACTTTCTTTCTTTAAAGATTTCTAATAAAGTTTTATCATACGCTTTGCTAACTTCAATAAGCTTTGCATCTTTAATTATTGACTCAACTGTTTTACTTTTTCCCTTTATTTTCTTTACTTCCCCTTGTTTATGCTCCCTAACTTCAATTGCATCAGCTTTCTCAAATAATCCTTTATTAAGATATTCAGCAATATTTCCCAACTCAGCAGGAATAGTTGCTAATAGCATTGGACCATTCAAAAATTGAATTGCAAATATTGGTATCTTTTTATCAACATTAGCATGATAAATAAGCTTCTCCACATCAAGACGTTTTATTGAAATTTGCCCTTTTGCTGTGCTTTTAAGTTGACATATGACATAATCATTATATCCATCTTCCTTTAACACTTCACCAGCACCGCTTCTTGGAGTTCCCTTCAAGCCCAATTTATCCATTACTTTTCGTTCATTCGCATACCAAAATTTTGATGTTTCACGTTTCAAGTTTCAATTTCGCTCCTTCACAAAAGTAATATAGACTTATACATGCAGAGTCTGCTGCATCATTATCAACATCAAAGCCTAATGCTTTTACAAAGTCCATAGTTTTTTGTTTCGTTTCTTTTTTGCCGTCCTTTTTATCAGACTTAGATGTGCCAACTACTTTTGATTTCCAACTTCTTGTGTCCACTGAATATACTGGAATGTCATATTCATAAGCTGTATCAACTATAGTAGCAATTAATGCTCCAGTTGCAGTTAAATAATTTTTTGACATAAAGCCTTGTGAAAAGACTCTAATACGTTCAACAAGAATAATGTTTGGAGAAAATTTTTCAATATATCTTCTTAATACATATTGTATCCTTGCTCGCTTAAGAGTTTTATTTTTATACTTTTTTAAACTCCAAGACTTTACATATAGCAACTTACCATTTTCTGCCACTGACATACCAGTGCATTGATAACTTTCGTCTATGCCTAATACAATCATTTATGCATTTAATCCCTCCATAACAACCATATTAATTGCTACTCGTTCAGGAAAGTAAGGCTCCTGTATTCTGTTGAAAAACCATTCTACTTGACTTTGCAGCTTTTCATATTTTTTAGCACATCCCGAATAAGCAATAAAATTATATTTTTGAGCTTTTGCATCATGGAATAGCATACCCAAATAATAACATTTTTTCTGCCTTTCAGTTTTTGGAGTTAATACAATATAATTTTCTTCGCCTTTTCTAATGATAAAATGTATCATACCATTTGTGCTACTATTATGAAGTGTAACTTCAGCTTCATCTTTTACATTTTCAAGTTGGCTTAACATAAATTTCAAATTTTTGCGGAAAGCATATTCTTCATTATTCATAATTATGTTCTCCTTTACTTTACTATTATATCATATATTTTATTATTTGTAAATAGGTATCCTTGATTTTCCAAAGCATGCATCTGACATTGAACATTCCATTGCTCTTTTGCATGTGGAAGAACCACACTTGCGTTTACACATTTTCCCTGAGCTTAAATATTTTTCCTTTCCCCTTAATATTCTATATAACCTTTCAATAAAGGGTCTTACAATGTCACTATCATATTCATATAATAGTACTTTAAATTCTTGTGTATTTTTGTCCTCACATAACACAAAACCTCTAGGAATACCAGTAAAATGCATATATAGCTGTAATTGCTTTGTACCTTTAGGGTGTTTATCCTTTATATGCTTAAATGCAAATGTATTCATCGATTTAATCTCAACAACATACAATTTACCATTTAATTCAACAATAGCATCAGGCGTCATATACAAATCAAACTTCTTAGAATATCCTCTATCCTCTATGCCTTTATCTATTGCAGCATTTGAAAACATTCCTTGCCATTTCTCGTGAATGCAATCACCCTCTCTGAATATTCTTATTAAATTAATTGGTAACTCATTCTTCTCATCTTTATTACGCTTAAACAATAAGCTAAGAACTTGCTCCCTTAAACAAAAATGATTATCACTATCAATTAAAGCTGATGCATGTAAGCCTTTCCTGTCTTCATCACTTTTATTTTTGTGAAGGAATAATCTATTCAATGCATTTTCAATGAGTATAGTTGATGTACCTGATATTAAGGATTTTTCCTTTTGAATTGCATCTTTAATTGCCTTACTCGTCATCATCATCAACATCCTTATTTTTTAGCTTTTTATAACGAGCATTCCTTTCTTGCATTAATTCTTTTCTGATTTGTGGCACATCATCTACTGGGACAAATCCTTTCTCAAATATCACTGCTAAAGTACATTCGCCTTTTGGATTGCTAATCTTTGATTTCTCTATTTTCACTTTCATAATAGCTCCAACAATTTCTTTTTGACTTGAATTAGCAGGATTTTTGTTTGGAATTTCGATAAAGCTCATACGATTTACTTGTATCCTTAATGAACAATAATGCTTTAATGCTCTACCACCAGGTGTATGTATTTGTGGACCAAACAATCCTGCATTCATATTGTCCCTAGCTTGATTTATAAAGATAACCGTTGTACCAGATGCTTCGCATTTTGACACCAACTTGGGAAGTTTTTTCGAAAGTAAACTAGCTAATTGACTTCGTCTACCTTCTTTTTCATAGTCATCTTCCTTAAATTCATCCTTAGTTATCATACTTGGTACTGAGTCAATAACAATTAATGGTGCTCCTGCTTGGGACATTAAATCAATAAATTCCAGACATTGCTCAGCATATTCCGCTCGTCTTACTAACAATTGACCTTTCTTATTACCAAAGATTTTTGCCCTTTCTGCATCAAATGTACCTTCAATTGGAATATTAACTGCAACAGGATGTTGAGCTAATAAATGATATGCCAATGTTGTTTTGCCAGCTGACTCAATCCCATAAATCTCAACAAATCTGCCATAAGGAATTCCTCCACCAATAATAGCATCTAAGTCCTCTAAGCCAGTAGACCATCTTGCAATTTGAGTATTCGCTTTCGCAGAATCCAATGTAAATACACTACCTGCGCCATATTCATTTTCAATACTTTTAAGGATATTTACTAACTTCTTTCTATCAACACCAATTGGTTCACTCATAATATTCTCCTTTATCGAATTTGTATTTGCCTATTGTATATTTTTCTATTCTCCAAAATTATTTGCTTTTTTCTTCGTTCTTCATTGAATTCAAAAGCTCCAACTTCTTCCAATACTCTTAATACCCTAGCATTACAAATCCTTTTTTCAATTTTTTCATCAAAGTCTGGCTTATCCAGATAAGGTCCATTAGCTTCGATAAATTCTGCAGCTTTAGGTCCAACACCTTTGACATTTGATAAACCTTTACTAATACATCTTTCACCAAACAACTCAGTTGCACCATATTTTGCTGTACCATTTATGTGAGGAGGCAGTATAACTATTCCTGCTTTTGATGCTTCAGTTTCATAAACTGCTAACTTATGCTCATCAGCTTCATTTTGTAAAGTCACCAACCAAAATTCAAAGGGATAATGCACTTTATACCACATTTGCTGAAAGCTTAGCAAACAATATCCAACTGCATGACCTTTATTGAATAGATAACCATTTAACATACTTTCAAATAGTTCACTATATTCCTTGGTTGAATATTCTTTATTATTTTTTCTTGCATTTTTTAGGAATTTCTCCCTTAGTCCACCAGGCCCGAAAATAACTTGCCTTTTTTGAATATTGTCATTACTATGTATATCAAGCCCTTTCATCAATGTTTCTGCCTCTTCCCAATTAAGACCACCTAATTGTGAGCATATTCTCAAGATGTCCTCTTGATATACAAAGCATCCATATGTTTCAGGTAAATATTTTGCTGCAATATAGTCAGCATTTTCATTATTGTTCTTTGCATTTGCAAATTGTTCGTGCATTCTACAACCTAATGGACCTGGCCTATTCAATGCGGATATAACAGCAATATCAGCAAAAGTTGTTGGCTCAATTAATTCAAGCATTCCCTTTGCACCAGCTTTTTCATATTGAAAAATGCCGTTTGTATCACATTCCCTAAATGCTTTTATGACTTTTTTGTCAGTTAATATTTTTTCATTATACTCAACACCAGTCATTTTTTCCAGTTGTTTAATAATTGATACAGTTTTCAAACCTAAAATATCCATTTTCAACACTTTTAAAGTATGCAAACCATTCAAATCAAAACAGCTTTGGTAATTGTTTCTAACCTTTATTAATGCAAACTGGTCAGTTAATTCACCACATGTTATAGCAACTCCTCCTGCATGCCTACCCATAAATCTTGTTTGCCGATAAAACTTGTAAAATAATGTAACTACACCTGTTTCCTTGTCAATTTGCCTTAACTTCTTATTGTTAAGCAATGGCTCTAATTCAATATCAATACCTCCCATTGCTGCAATGCTTGGATACACAATCTTAATTTCTTTTTTCATAATATCTATATATTCCCTAGGCAAATCATCACGAACCCTAAATAAATCATTGATTAAATTATCAGCTTTATACAATCCATAAGTTGCTATCTGTGCAGTTCTACCTTTATATCGTTCGTGGATGTAGTCAATAACTTCCTGCCTACGTTCCGACTCAAAATCCATATCAATATCAGGCATTTTATGCTTTCCAGGTCTCAAAAATCTTTCAAACATTGTACCTTGTTGAATTGCATCTACATCAGTTATTCCCATTGCATATGCCACTAAACTACCACAAACAGAACCTCGACCATGCCCATAGCCAATATTATTTTTCCTTGCAAAGGAAATAATATCCCAGCACAAAATAAAGTAATCCTCAAAGCCTAAATCAAAAATGATATTTAATTCATGCTTTGCCCTTTGAATATATGTCTTATTCCACTTACCTTTATCTTTTAATCCTTCTTTAACAAGCCTTTTGATAAGTGTCTTGCTATCCTCACCATAATCAACTTTTGGAATGTCCTCAACAAACAAGCTTTCCAAATCGACATTACATTTTTCAACAATTTCGGCTGTATTCCTTAATAATGGAATTGCACTTCTTTCATGCCTTTTTTCAAATCGTTTCTTTACTTCATTTTCTGACGGCATATAACGAGATGAATAATCAGCATACATTGTTCGATTGCCAATCTTATACATTAATTGATATGCTTCATAATCTTCTGGCTTTATGAAATGACTATCAGTTGTTATAATTGGCTTATAGCCATATTTATCACAAATCTTTAACAAAGCATTATCAACTTTTAATTGCATATCAAAACCTTGCTCATCAAATACAGCATATGGCATGATTTCAATGTACAAATCATCACCAAACAATTTATGCAATAATTGTATCCTTGATAATGCTTTATCATTATGATTATACAATATTGCTTGTGATACAATGCCTGCTAAGCATGCAGTTGTACAAACAAGTCCTTTATGATATTTTTGCAATAATGCCATTGTGACAACTGGCTTTCGATAAAAATATTCAATATTTGCAGCTGTCATCAATCTCATTAGGTTTTGATAGCCTTCTTTATCTTTACAAAACAAGCACATGTGATAGTATTTTTTTTCTTTGTTAAATTTTGGTTGAAAGTAAATTTCACAACCCAAAATAGCTTTAATCCCTATCTCTTTACAGGCCTCATAATGAGCAACCAACCCTGATATGCTACCATGTTCCGATATGCCTAATGAAGTTAATCCTAATTCACTTGCATATCTTGCAGCATCTCTTTGTCTGCCAAATCCATCAAATAAGCTAAATTCCGAATGTCGATGCAAATTAGTCCAGCCATATTTTGTCATTTATACCACCTTTTTGTAAATTTTTCTGCCCATTTGGGAGGAGTAAAATGCCTTTCTTCGCCTTTCATCCATTGCATTTCATTTAATATGATAGCATATGGACTACCATGAATTAGTGCAGCAGTTCCTAATGATAAACATTCAACATTAGCAAGATTGCTAACATGATTAGGGTCAATGATTAAGTTAACATAATCTCTAGCAACTGCTTGATAATTATTAACATTAAATTTAATTTTTGTGTCAATCGGCTCAGAATAATTAATTAAAGACTCCAATATTTCATATGTGTTTTTTCCAAACATTTCTTTATAGCAATGCCAACTACCAACAGTATGATAATAGTAACCAACATCTATGCCAAGTGTATTAGCAATTGCTTCTTGCAAATTTGTGAAATTATAAATGTCATAAGGTGTTCCATAAATAATATCGTTTGAACGCATATGCACATTTAAATGTAGCTTATTGTCTCTAATAAAAAATTGCATCATCACAGTACAAGGAATATCTTTACTATTGGCTGCTATATCATTTGAGTTGTAAATAGTAAGTACTGCTTGTCTACTACTTGAGTCATTAACTAACTTTGTTACTACGTCAATAATTTTGTCAGCGATCCTTGTACCATAACACCCATAGAATGTTACTCCATCATCTGAGAAGGTATACATTCGTTTATTAAAGTAAGTATAAGGAGCAGTAATGTTGACTGCAGAAAATAACATAATTGATTCGACAACTGCATACACCAAGCTAAAATTCCTATCTTTATTGTATATTAATCTTGACCTTGGGTCCTCAATAAGAACTGTTTGGCATAATAATTCTTTTGTCTCGAACCCTCGTGGTGACACTGTACTACCTTCACTTAATAGTGCCTTACCAAATTTTGAATAAAGCTCCGCAAGATTTTGGCACTTAATCATTTCTTTTTCTCCTTCATTTCACATTTTAATAATGTCTTCAATTATCTCTTTTAAATATGTTTGCTTTCTTTTAATAGCAACTTTACAATCATTTATTACATCGTTTATAAACTCAGTATTTTCTGGTGCATTACAATACTTCATCAAATACTTTGCTTCAAGTCCTGCTTGTGCTCTAAAGAGAGTTGGAATTTTAAAATGATTATTAGCATCATACATTGTATCAACAACAGGAATAGATCCCATTGAAATGCATTCAACATATCTTGGAGTTACCCAATGATATTTAGTGTATAAATCTCTTGCAATGATTAAATGATATTTATATTTTGCTGCGTCTTTGCAATATTGGTCATATGGAATTCGATTGTCAGTATTGTCATTTTGTTTAACATAGCATTTCATGTCACAATGTACATGATATTTTGCCAATGTAGCATCACGACCATCATTAAGTCCTCCACCAAAAAATAATATATTATCAATTTTATCAATTTTTTGATTTTGCGCTTCATCATAAAATAATTCTGGCACATAGCTATACATATAGTTCTTTAACCAATTATACTCATTTGGTAAATAACGAAATTGCCCTAACACATAATCACATAAGCTAGCTATCTTACTACATTTATCTAAGCAATACATATCTGTTGCAATAAATATCTTTTTTCGTTTGTCATTAATTAATAATGCACTTAATTGTTCATGCTCATCATCCGTAATTGCACCATTAATCAATACAATAACATCATCAATATTCTTAATATCCTTAATTGCATCATTAATTAACAAATATTCATGATATCCACCATTTACATCAGGATTGTTTTTGAAATACTCTAACCCAATTTTTTTAATCATTTTTTTCACCTACTTTTAACATTTTTTCAACCATGTCAGCAGTATAATCCAATGTTGACCAATTACAAGTGATAACTTTTAAATTTAATTTATCACAATATTCACGAAACAATTTATCATGTTCACTTTGATTTTCGCCATGCAATAAGCTAGACAATATAATATCTTCTGGTTGGACATAAATAATTGTTGTTTCAATATTGCCTTTTTGTTTTTCATCTAGCAATTTATTGTGAATAATGTTGTAATATTCATCAACATAATGCCTTTGCCTTACAATTTTTGAATACACAACTTCGGTTAAAAAAAATCTATCACAAATCACGTCTAAATTCAATTGTTTAACAACTTCAATAAAAGTAAATGTTTTTTCAACGACAGATATCAAATTGCTGTCATAGTAATTGTAATGACTATAATCCTTATATATATTAATATTTGTTCGTTTATTTAGCATATTTGCTAATGTTGTCTTTCCAACTCTATCAATGCCTTCAATTGCAATTATCTTCGCCATGTTTACTTTCCTTTTCTGCTTTAATTCTTTTATATACAACTTGCTGCTTTTCTTTAATTGCATTAGTTATTAATGCTGCTCCAAACCCACATGCAAGTGTTAAATTCATCAAAAATAAATAACAATCAGCTAATTCTTCTATTAATGCATCATCACTTATAAGATTGTTATATTCTTTTGCATTAAATGGCTTCCATGATTTATCAACTTGTAGCACTTCACCAACTTCAGCCATTAGACCCAACGCAAAATAACTAATTAATTCCGGAGAATGTTCTGGCAATCTTTTATTAAATGCCATTTTTTGAATGTCTATCTGCCTATCAAACAATTCTTTTAAATCCACTTTTTTCATAGCAACTGCTCCTATTTATTATAAGGGCTGGAATAAACCCAGCCCCTACTTATTTAATTATCGACGTTTTTTTATTGGCTTTTTCTTACGAGGTGGTGGCAATTCTTCTTCGTCATCATCCTCATCCTCTTCTTCATCATAATCATCGTCCTCATCATCTTCATCGTAGTCATCTTCGTCATTGTCTTCGTCATATTCTTCAATGACTTTTTTACTCTTCTTTACAGATACAGCTTTTTTCTTTGGTTTAATTTCCTCTTCTTCCTCTTCATCTTCCTCATCTTCAACTTCACTTGCAGTCTTTAAATATTCATCAACTGTCATATCATCAGATACAGTGTTGTATGCTGCAAACAATTGTTTAAAGATTTCTGACTTGCTAAACTTCTTTACTTTCTTTGCAAGAGGTGTAACTTTACCTGTAGGAATTACAGCGTAATTTGTGTCAGTACCATCACCTATACGTTGAATAACCATATCCTGTGAAGTAATATCACCAACAGTTTCATAAACAGCTGCTAAGCTTGGAATAGGAGTAGACCTTGCTGCTTTATAAAAAAAGATTTCAACTTGCTTTGTTTCATAATTGTATACATTCCAAGCATAATGATTTTGTGTCCGCAAACCTTCTTCATTACTATCACAATTCGGACATTCAACACCTTTATACTTCATGCAAGGATGATTAAAGCCTTGCCATTTGTAATGCATTACTACATCAATACCGTCTTCAAAATCATCAAGGAACCTAATCCGCACTTTATCTCCAGCTTTTTTCACTCGAAATAAACCTTTAAAATTCCCTCCAGACTTTGCAATATCTTGCTTAATTGAGTCCATAATGCTTCGCTTTTCTGACATATCATTTTCTCCTTTGCTTCATCATTTCTTGCTTTGTTTCCAACCAACATTTATTAAAGTGAAATTTATCTAAGTCTCCTACATCTTTAATTGATGTTGGAAATTGAAACCTTATTACATCAAAAAATTCTTCGAGATACTTTGTACCTCTTTCACCAGTTGGTGTATTGTCCAAAGCAGATATTATTTTTGTAATCCCCATTTGTTGTAGTTTAGATATTTGATTGTCTGTAATTTTCCAGCCCAATATAGCAACTGAATTGTTAAGGCCATATTGCTGTAGTTTTAACCAATCCATATATCCTTCTGTAATGACAACAGGAGATGCTTTGTTATAGTTCCCAACTAATGTACTTTTTCTGCTAAAGCCATAATTGTATAAATACTTTCTGGTCGCATCTTTTATTATTGCTCTTGATACATGCCCTTTAAATTCACCATTATCGTACATTGGGAATATAATTGGATATGTATCATTAAAGTTAATTCTTGCCTTACTAATGTTTAACACTTTTCTCGTAAAGCCTCTTTTAAGCATATATCTTAATGCGGCTTTATCAATATCATTTGCTTTCCAATCAACCTCAGGAAGTGAATAAAAGTAAATTTTTGCATCTTCCAAAGCTTCCTTTTTTGTTTTTTTAACAGCTTTTTGAACACAAATCTTTAATTCCTTACACTCCTTTGAATTCTGGATTTTATTGAAAATTATGTACGCTTTTAACGGTGAACATTTCTCAATCATTCTCACAAAATCAACTGCATCACCTTTTGCACCACAGCCATAACAATAAAAGAAATTTTTCTCCAAATTAATTTGCAAGCTAGGTCTATCATCGGCATGGAATGGACACACAATCTTTATCATATTGCATGTCCATTCCCTGATTAAGCCATAATAAAAGAGTACTCTCAAAAATCCATCCACATATTAAAGCTTCTTTCGTTGAATTTTGAGGATATTTGTTTCTTTCACTTCATAAGTCCCTTTTAAATCATTCAAACTAATAAACCCTAACTTTAGAGCATTATCCAACTTTACTGCACTTATATCATCTTGCACGTTTATAAATTTCTTCACTTCATCTTTTAAATCAGGATGTGCTTTGATAAAGTTCTTTAGCTCTTTTTGTTCACAAATAAATTGCTTTTCAACTATTCTTTTCCATTGTTCTTTGGCTAATTGTGCTTTCATTTTATCTTTGTCATATGATACACTTGTACGTGTATACAATAATGCACTTAATGGAGTCACGCTATCCTGTTGTATAATTACTTCTTTTATACCAGCATTTAACATTTGCTCCTTAATATCATCTGTTTGTGCTTTATTATCTTTCTCCAATTCAGCAATTTTTGCTTTATTGCTTTCAATTAACAACATAATATTAGCTAAGCTGGAGTCTTCAGCAATAAACACTTTATCATCAATAACCTTTCCCTCAATGTTGTATTGCATCATTAGCCTCCTTCATTAATTTAGCAAATAAAGAGTCCGTCGCCTTAAACATTTCACTAACTTTGAGCTTTCCTTTGCTTTTAATACCTACATCTATTGCTTTTAACTCAGTATACACTCTTCCCATTAATATACACTCTGGCATTCCTGTCTTATCACAAATATCAGAAATCAACATAGACAACATTTTGATAAATACTGCCATATTACTAACATTCAATTTACAGCTAAGACCATGCAATCCAAGAGGAGCAGAGTCGACATCATAATTTATATTAATTTGCCCATTATAGTACGTTTTTTCTTTTTGGTCCTGAATGAATTTATTCTTCGAATATCCTTGTTTTTGAAACTGGCAACTTTCGGCAAATAGCTCAACCCAATCAACTTCTTCACATTTTGTATTGTATCCTTGATGAACAAATTTACCATTAATGTCGATAAACATCAAAATCATTCCAATACATTTTGGCTCTTCTGGCAAAGCTAACGGCATTGTTTGTATATATTCCTGTTGCATTACAAGTGGTATTTTTTCAACAATCTTTTCAAAAGCTTCTTCGTCAATAACATCTTCAGTATCTACGTTTATATATGTTCCTTTATTCAGCAAGCCTACTGCAAATATTTGCTTACCAAACAAATCCCTTTTAACTAAAGATATCATACCATTTTCACTATTTTGTTGCTTCTCAGTCTCAATCATAAAGATATAATTGTCCATTAATTGCTTTATTTGCTCTTGCGTAATGCCCATTTCATCATTAATTCTAGCCATTTTCATTTACTCCTTTAAATTCAAATTTTTCAGAATAATATTCGCTCAAAGTATCAAGCAATGCTTTTCGTAATACCTTTTGCGGAAATTTATTCTTTTTGTAAATCTTTAACATAGCTTCATAGCATTCCTTTAAGGGAATCTCCTTCCTACCTCTAAATGTCCCTCTGTCCTTTGTGTAAGGCTCAATCATAAACAATAAACATTTAACTTCGTCACCATCATCAGTTTTAACAACAGCTTTTAGCTTTTTGAACCTCCAATTTTGTCTTGTGTTTTTTACGCAACTTTCAAATTTTTCGTATGCCTCCTTTGTCGTAAAGTGTGTAAGTGTTCCATACACTTTGTCACCTTTACTTTTTTCAATAATCGGATAACCCCATGAATAGTCTCCCCAAAAAACTAATTTAGCATTTTTCAATATTGCCCTTTTGGTCATTGCATGTCGAAGAAACACATAAAAGTATAGTTCTTCATCTTGATGTGTGTCAAATATAAATACCGGTAACATTTTGACCTCCTTTGCATATGATGTTGTAAGGGTTATCATTCGGTTATGTATATATTATATCATACTTATGTGTAAAAGTAAATAAGTATTTTGATATATTTTGCCATTATAAATATAAAATGTGTACACCACGTTCATTAGCAGTGTACACAAGTATATACCATATGTATTTTTAGCACATAACTACTTTTGCATAATATCTAAATGCTTTACCCTCAGCTACATCTTCATCTTCAAGCCAAGCTTCGGCTGCCTTTGCATAAGCACCAGCATCTTTGCCAAAAATCTTACACATATCAGAATATAACATGTTCATCACATAGTACCAATCCCAAGAATTATATGTGTCAAATTTAATGCCATTATTCCTTGCTACATTAGTAGTTTGTTCATGGTCCCAATGTTCACCTTCTGTGCCATCAACATTTTTCATCATGCTTACTGCCTTTTTAGCTAAATGTTCATCAAAATGTTCACCATACACTAATTCATAAGCACAAAGCACAATTTCATCATATTCCTCATGGTCCAATGCTTTAATCTTTTTATCAAGCATACAAGCAATATCTTTAACTATCTCTCGATAATCTGCTTGGGCTTCAGCCTCTTTTACTAATTCCTTTAAGGTATACATCAGCTTTTCTCCTTTCATTTATTCTAGATTAAATCTGGGCATCTCATGCCTCATCAATACTAGATGTAGTTGTTACTGGGATATGAGTTATTGTACCACAATTTCTTGTGCACAAATTACTAGACACTACAACAAATAAGCCAGTGTCAGCAGCAACTTTTAATTCATAATGCCTTCTAGTACGAACCTGATTTGCATATAAGTGATGGCCACAACGTCTAATAACAGGATATTGCGTAGAACTTGTGCCAATCTCAATAACAACAGGCATCAAATTAGTTACAGTAGATGGAATACTTTGAGCAATTCTAATGCGATAAACTTCGCAATTATCATATTGCCCTGCAGGAATTGTTAATACCAAATTATTGCCTACTACTGCAACAGCAGTTGTTAAGATAGTACGACAATTACAAGTCATGTTTATTACTCCTTTCAAATCAAAAAAAATAGGGAGACGTGATAGTCTCCCTACTTACTGTCACGCACAAAGCGGAAAATATTATTTAATTATTATATACAGCTATTATACGCAGCCACATGCATTACCACAACCATAGCCATAACCATAACCATTCATTGCAGTATAAGGACTGCAAGTAATATAAGCAGGTTGCGGGAACGGACGAACCGTATTAATAATAGTCTGAGTCTGAGACAAGTTACCAAGTTGCAACTGAGCTGCTTGCAACTGGTCACGGAGTTCTTGGACTACGTTTGCAGTAATCAAAGCACGAGTTGCTTCGCCTTCCGCATGAATTGCAGTAGTGATTTCACAGGTATTTCTGTAATTCTCTGCACGAACTGCATCAATATTGCGATTAGTTTCACAGCAGCACTGCTGAGCAGCAAAACGACTTTCCGCAATAGCAGAGTTGGTCTGATTAAAGCCTTGGCACATACCCATTTGTAAAGCACTAGTGGATTGGCAAAGGTCTCTCTGGATACCAAAGTTTTGATTTGCTACTTGAGTAAACCCTTGGTTCATACTATTGTTCAAGTTAGTGTACAAAAATTCGTTGGTTAAGGTATTTACTGCACCATTAGCAGCATTGTTACCACCAAAACCTCCTCCGAAGCCACCGCCCCAAGCAAGTAAGAAGAACAACATTACTACCCAAATCCAGCCGACTCCTCCACCGAAGCCATCATTACTTCTGTTCATTTCGTAGACCGGCATTACGCCTGTGCCTTCATAAGTCATGATAAAATCCTCCTAATATATATATTTATTAAAGTATAGTGCTCGCGAGTTCACTATATCTTAATACCAAACTGAGAAGCGATATTTGCTATATTTGCAAAATCAATTCCCTTTTCTTTGCAAAGATTTTGAACAATTGCTTTCATTTGTTCGGGACTTTTTCCTTCAGACATCTTCATTGCGGTACCTAACATAGGATTATTCCCAAACATTTGCTGCATTAAACCTAAAGGATTGTTACTTGCTTTTAGTTGTCCTACTAGTTGTAGCAACTGCATTGGATTTATCGACGGCATTGTTAACTACTCCTTCCAGTTTTGAAATTTGCTCTTGTAATTGCAACACTTCAGCTTTTGTTGCATATTCAATTTGAGGCTCTGGCTCTTGTACATTTGCAACTTGCGGTGCAGCCCCTTGATTACCTAAATTATTAAGCAAGGAATACACTTTTAAATCACAAGAGCCAGTATTTATATTTAATTGTTTAGTGTATATTTCCCCATTTTGAATATTTGCAAAAATAAACAAACTACCATCAAAATCAATCATAGCAGCTTTTGCTTCATCAAAACTTGTAACAGGAATTGCTTTAATAAATTGCTGCTGAGTAGGCACTTGCATTTGTTGTGGTTGTTGCCTACCACCATACAAATTTGGATTTTGTTGACCTTGTTTCATTTGCATTTCTAATGCACTTAATCTGTTGTCCATTACTGGATATGGACCTTGTCCATACATTGGCATTTGCTGAGGCATTGGCTGTTGGACTTGGCCTCCAAAATTAGAATTATAATACATTTTCCGCACCTCCTTGTTGATATATATATTATAACACAAGAAAAAAGCCTAGCAACATCACTATATAATGCAATGTTAACTAGACCTTAATTTTGATATAATATTTATTTAACATCATTCATCTCATTAAAGATATTTAGATGCTTTTTGACTTCATCAGGTACAATATCTTGTTCTTCCCGCAATATCTTTAGCATATCATTCCTAGCTTTACATAAGAAATTTCCTGCTGATTCATAAGTCATGCCCAATTCTTTTGCTATATCATATTGAGAGCACTCATCAACATATTTCATCATCAACGCTTTTTCTTGCCTTTTCTTTAAGCCAATACCAGGAATGACTATCTTTAGTGTAAATTTTGATAACCGATTCAAAGCTTTTGTTAACGTAATCTTATCATTCATGTTTTAGCTCCTAATATGAGAATTTACTAAAGCACCTATAATGCCACCAATTAATAGTTGTATAATTGTAGTTGCGATCAACTTCTTATAGCCAGAATATGCTTTAATATCACTATTTTTCATTTCTTTCACTTCATCTTTTACACTAGTAATCCTGTCATGAGTTTGCTTATTAGACTCATCAATTGATTTCTCTAGTTTTTCAAGTGAAAGTAATATGTTTGTCACATTCTGATGTGTCATCTTTATGTCTACAGTTACACTATTCAAAAATTTATCAGTGGATTTTAAGTCTTTTTCAAACCCATCTTGCCGTCGTGAAATTTCCCGTATCATCTCACCATGATTTCGCAGCATTATCTCAATGGCATCGAGTGATAAGCTTTTTTCACTCATTATTTGCTCACGTGAAGCGAATTATTGCTACTTTTATTAATGATTACACCATTATCTCCAGATTCGATACTATTAACTTCTCTAGTAATCTCTCCTTCAATTCCTCTCTCGTAATCAAAATATTGCTGCGAAATAACAGTAGCAGTGATACCAATAGCAATTGCAACTACTGAGAAAAATATTACAATACAAATAATACCATATTTAATGATTTTTTCAAGCCTTTCATTGTTTTCCCGATATGCTTTTGCGTCCTTCGTTTTCCTATCTATCTGCTTCTGCATCTCTTCCATTTTTTGAACTTTTTGTTCAATTATCTTGATATCAGAGTCACTCAACCCAAGATTTTGCTCTTGTTTGTTTCCATTATTGTCCATAACAAATACTCCTTAAACATCAATATTATAAATGTAGCCTACAAAAAACCTATCACCATCACCATTTACTTTACCAAATCCAAGCACTTCATGATGATTTTTTTGATATTTCACTCCAGCCATTTGTGAATTGCCAGTATACCCATACCCAATCCCAAATATTGATTTATTTTTTCGTTCAGCTTCTACTTCGGCTCGAATTTGTTTGCTTAACACGCTCAATTGCTCATTTACAATTTCAGTCACATCAACATTAATTTCTGACTTTTGCAATATTTGCAATTGACCTTTTTCAAAGGCATGCTGTTCATCAATCAATGTATTGAATTCATATTGCTTGCCATTATATTCAGTCACAACTTTAGGAATATCATTTGTGATTTTTACCTGTGCATTATCAGCAGCTGGCCGTTCAACATAGACAATTTTTGTATCCTGCTTCGTTTCAATTGGTACATTTTCAATTGCTTGCCCTTGTTCTTTTGCTGCTAACTTTGCTGACAACATATCAATCTGGGTTTGATACTTTCCCTCAGCGACATTATATCCTTTGTTATATGATATATATATGGCTGCACCAATAACTATCACTAGACCTAAAATATATATAAGAGCTTTATTCATATCAATCAACTACTTCCAGCAATATGCTATTTCCTGCATTAATAATCATTCGAGACAATTCTTCCCCATCAGCATTTTGCATTCTTAGACATCCATATGTAGGCACCCAACCTTGATATGGAGCAAATGGGTCAGATAACCCACTACCACCACCATGTATATCACGATATCTATAATCACCGGTATGAATATAGAATGTTCCATACGCAGCACCTTGTTCTGCTGCCAAATCCATTCCAGGATAATCAGCACTTGCAGTATAATTCCCATTAGGTAATGATTGTCTTCTTTGTCCAGCATCATTGCAGCCTGGCACAAAATCACTTCGACACTCATAATCTTTAAGAACTTGCCCAAACCTATTCATTGCATAAATTCTTTGATTACTTCGAATAAATTGTAATTGTGCTAATCTTGTTGATTGCGATTCATTCATTTCTTTGTCTCCTTGTTTGTATTTATTTGATTATTGTTGTTATTTACTTGGAACAAATCAGCTTCACCATCTCCATCACTGTCAGTATATGATTTGCCTATCAACACTAAACTTGACACAAATGTTCCGCATAATGTTATCACAAATGAATTTAATGCAGCAATATCTGCTTTATCTTGTGATAACCAATTATAAAAGTAACCTGCATTCCACACTATCACTTCAAACAAAAGCAATATTAAAAAGCATGTCATTATCTTTGTTCCCATCGAATGTGGTATCTTTGGAATAACACTTAGCGTCTTTTGCAAGATATCTTTTAATTTATCAAGCATAAATATCACTTCTTTCTTTTTTTTAATTTTATTATGTACATTATGCCTCTATATATTATAACATATTCATAACTAAAAGTACATAGGTATTTTAAAAATTTATATTAAATACTTTTTTCTATATAGTTTAATATTGTCCTCCTTTAATTATACTGTATTATTTTTATTTTGTCAAGCCACCATAGGAGCTAGCTTAGAGGCTAGTATTCCT